CAGGCAGTACAGCTAAATTTAGACACGAGAATGAAGATTACAAGTTTCTTCTCGGCGATGACCAGGAATATCGATAGTGTTTCATTTTGTAATGAGATAATTAATGACCATATCATTGCTGCCGTAGAAGGGTGTCAAATATGTTTAGATACCGATGTCTATCAAAGCACCGGCGTCGTAGATGCAGTAGCAGGTATAGCGGAACACGGCGTTGTAATCGCCGCCCCGGCCATTCCTGATTTTATGTGCCCCGAGAGAGAATCTTATATGGCAAATCCCATAGCTACCAGGGTGATACCACGGCTTATGAACAATATTTTAGAGACTACTAAAATTTATATGGGAGGTTCTTTAGAATCGGCAAGAAACAAGCTACTCGTTCCAGTGGTGGTTGCCGAAGTCGATTCTGAAATTTCCGGAGCCTGCAGAGACGCGAACGTCGATCTCCCCGGAGCAAATGTCGATCCTGCCGCGCTACAATTTATAACAGGATTGTTTAGTTTTCTGTCCTCCACCGATTTAGCTACTAATTTTACAGATGCTCTTACAAATTGTCCCGATATCCCCGACGCGAAGTTTCAATCGGTGGTGGAAGATGTACAACTTGTTACTGATGCTATAATGGCAGGAATGGGTGAAGTCCAGGGGGTGGTGGCTGAGGCAGTGACCAAGATAAACTCTGTAGGACAGAATTTATCAAGCAGTGGCCACGCAATCCCTCATACCCAATACGATTTTCCTCTGGAATTTAAGGCGGATTTTGAAAACGCAGTACGTCCCACCGTTGTAACCTCCCAGGCAGGATCTTATACGGGGGTTCCTACTATATCCAGCAGTATTAACGACTATGAAGTCCAGTATAATATTATAACGGATCAATTTAAGAAAACTACATTTAATTTTGTTTTTACTCCCAACAGTAAGGCCACCATTATTTATGATCCCTATACTCCAGATGCCTCCGGTCCCTCGATAAAGTTTGACTATAGAGTAGGACTTCAACACGGCTCTATGGGTGAAGATTTGGTGGGAACCCACACAGAATTGGTTGAAGATAACCGCTATGAGTTGAGCTCTTTAAATCCTTATATTTATAGATATGCGGATGCGTTCCCGGAGAGCGACTTCCCCGAGCCCTTGAAAGAAATTGTTGGGAGGGATCACCCAGCGATATATCAATCTCTTATACAATCCATGTTTCAATATATTATAAGCAATGGAGCGTTTGATGTATCGGTCCTCACTAATTTACAGTTATTTAAAAGTAATGCCAACTGTGCGCCCGAAAATATCGGAGACTTGTTTGATGCGGATGGCATAATCAACCAAATGCAAAAAGAATTTGCTGACTCCGCTTGTAACGATAGAGGGGGCTCTTCTCAAGATAAAATTCGAGGAGTTCTCTATTTCGGATTACTAAACATGCTTATTCAAACTATGATTGATGAGTTTATAGTGATGAACATAAGTGCTTTTACTGCCATCAATCTCGATGATCTTCTAAATCCTAAGTATCCTTTCCGAAATATATTCGTAGACCGCGTTGTTGCTTCCTTTAGACTAGCGAATACAGGCACGACTACTGCGTCGAATATTATGCAGCGTGAACTGTATAATTATTTTTATAGAGCTTCGCAACGTGAGTCGGTCAAGCAGGCCGGCGGCTTCACTCACAGCTATGCACCCAATGAGGTGGTTCCCGGGTTTGAAACTCCTGGGGGCGAGATATCTCAGCCAGGCTTTCCTTTAAATACTGACGCTCTTGTTAAATTTATGGTAGAAGAGCGCCTCGGATATACCTGGTACGACGGGGGAACCCCCAGGTCAACAATAAGAGCAATCCAAAATATTATCAACCCGGGAAATACTATCAAACTTTTTGAAGATTTATTCATCGAGGATGTGGTGGGCGTATATCGCGATGACGGCGGGGGCCAAGGCGGCCGCGCTTATGCCTTTTCAAAGGCCCTCCCCGCCGGCCAGACCTTCTCGAACCGGTCCGCCCGGGAGACCTTGACAAATTTCCATCAAAACATATGGGGATTGTTCCTCTCCGGCCACGATGCCCCGACACAAACGGTATATATTATAGATGAGCGTGCCCCCCTCAACGTTGCCGGCGAGCTTGTTATATATCATGGTAGCCTCGATGTCGGTACCACCACCGGTCTTACAGAAACGCCGCTAGCTACTCTACCGTATACAGGGAACCCCTCCAGGGACGAAAAGATAGCTCTGATTAAAGAGTGGCCTGAATTTAATCTTCTCTTTGCGCAAGCCTTTAATAGGCATACCATCCTAATGGTACCCATTCTATATAATCTTTTCTTGACAAAGAAATATTTTGGCGATATATCGCTGTCTTTCAACACCACGAAGAGGGCCATTATAGAGATGTTCAAAATAACTGGTGCTTCCAGTTCGTTGCCGCCGCTCCCAATCCGGTCCGAGCTTTTTACTGACGGCCTTGCCGACAATGGGACAGATTTTGGCACCATGGCACGCGACATCTTTTTGAAATTTTTAAAGGAAACGCCCCTAAAAATTCTAAAAGGACTAGCAGAATTAATTGACCCGCACGTGGCTATTTCAAAAATTATTAGAGATGTAACGGGCGCCACCTTTAATGAGATAATTAAAGGAATACAATCACAGATAGACGATGGTCTTCTCCCGGGGGCAGCCCAGCTGAAAGAAAAAGGGATAACAGCAGAAGATATTTTAGCCGTTGTATTCTGTATCTACAACACCGGGATGACGATCCCGGCGGCATTCGCATCAACGCCCGGGCAGGATAGTATGTTGTTTGGGCCCCGAATAACGTTGGATGGCATGGATTTTACTGGATCCGTTGCAGGCATGCTTATGGCTCCCCCTTCTCCCTTGGGAATCGCGTATCTTCTCCTGGAGCTTCTTAAAATTTCGCTCGATGAGGCTCTGGATACGGGCGAAGAGGGAGTTGAGTCGGCCACTGCCCCCGACTCCATTGCCTGTCCAGAAGGGACGGTCGCCGCCAATACAGGAAATACCGAAACAGAATAACGATTGATAAGCCAAAAAATAGTAAACAATTCTAATTACTAGGAGGTATAACCCATGGCTTCAGGTATAGCTGCACGATTGCCCCTTACGCTTAGTAATACATTTGGTGCTTATAATTTAATAACAAAATTCACCGATCTTGCAAAACAGAACCTAAAAATGCTTGTTTTGACTGCTCCGGGCGAGCGCATGATGGATATAAATTTTGGAGTGGGGCTACGTAGATATTTGTTTGAGTCCAACGATTCGGTTATCTATTCACAAATTGATGAAAAGATTAGAGAACAAGTCGGCAGTTATCTGCCTTATATCCGTGTTAATCGAGTTGTTTTTGACATCCCGGATGAAGCAACCCGAGATACTTATCCCCATGCTCTTAAAGTGGCGATATCATTTACGGTCGTGCCTCTGCAGGTTAATACCGTATTGGAGATAGAAGTTGACTTTAACGTTAACTAATTAATCTTAGGAGTTATTAATCTATGTCTAAAAAAAATATACCAATAAAGTATACAAGCCGCGATTTTGAATCGATTCGGCGCGATTTAGAAAATTTTGCAAAGAGATATTATCCTGATACTTATAAGGACTTTAATAGAGCATCGTTTGGCTCACTAATGCTAGATACAGTTTCCTATATTGGTGATATTTTATCATTTTATTTGGATTATCAGGTAAACGAAAGCTTTTTAGACAGCGCTGTAGAATACGGGAACGTTGTGAGTCTCGCTCGACAACTGGGATACAAGCTTCAAACAAGTCCGGCCTCTTATGGAAAGCTTACGTTTTATGTTGAGGTCCCCGCAGCATCGACAGGGTTGGGGCCCGATAATGCTTTGCTCCCCATCCTGCGTGCCGGATCCACGTTCTCGTCCCTCGGAGGAGGCTTCTATACCCTTCTAGAAGATGTTGACTTTGGAGAGGAGAACAACCAAATAGTGGTTGGCACTGCAGAATCTACCACTGGTTCTCCTCTTACCTATGTTATTCGAGCCTTTGGAGAGGCGGTTTCGGGTCGCGGAACGACTCAAGTATTTACTCTAGGGGACTTTGTAAGATTCCGAGCAGTTCAACTGAGGGTAGCAAATATTAGTAATATAATTTCGGTTGTTGACGGAGAGGGGAATGAATATTTTGAAGTAGACAACCTATCGCAAGATACAATTTATCGACCAATCAAAAATACAACAGTGAACCGTAGTACGGTACCCAATATACTTAAAGCAGTCCCAGTTCCAAGACGTTTTACAGTAGAAACAACAAATCTGGGAACATTTCTTCAATTTGGTTATGGAGCTGCTAGCGATGCACTTACCAATCCTGTGGCTGATCCCGCAGAGACAGTACTAAACTTAACTGGCCGCGACTATATTACTGAGATTGATTTTGATCCTACAAAACTTATAAGTACCGACAAGTTTGGGATTGGTCCGGCTAATACGGCTTTAAGGGTAGACTATAGATTTAACACTACCCGAGATGTTAATACCGGAGTCGATACCATAACTAAAATTGAAACTTCGGATTTTAAGTTCAATTCTCAAGGTTCTCTCTCCTTAGTTGAACGTCAAAATGTAATGGCTTCTTTGGAGGTCACCAACGATGAGCCCTTTGTAGGCAGCGTCTCGCTTCCATCATCAGAGGAAATCAGGCAAAGAGCTTTTAGCCATTTTGCTACTCAAAATCGTGCGGTCACTGCCCAAGATTATCAAGCATTATGTTATGCGATGCCCGCAAAATTTGGGATGGTTAAACGAGTTGCCGTCATGAAGGACGCTGATGAATTTAAACAAAATGTGAATATTTATGTGATGTCTGAAAACAACACGGGAAAGCTGGCACCTCCCAACACTAGTCTTAAAACAAATCTTAAGAACTGGATATCTCAATATAAAATGATAACAGATACAGTGGACATTCTAGACGCACAGATTGTTAATTTTGCTCTAGAGTATGAGATACTTATATCGTTAGGTGCCAACAGATTTGATGTGATTAATGCATGCGATATCGCCATAGCCAACCATTTTGAGCAGAAACTTGACATTGGAGAGCCCATTATGCTAGCAGGCATCTATTTGGCACTATCAAAAGTTAATGGAGTGGCTGATACAACCTCTGTTGAGATCGCACTTAGATCGGGAGGCTTATATGCTGCTTCTAGTTATGACTTCGCCGCAGCGCTTTCTTCCAATGGAACAAGCATTTTAAGCGAGAAAAATACGATTTTTGAACTAAAATACCCTAGTCGCGATATTAGAGGGTCTGTGAAATAATGGCCATCCTCCGATATACAGCTAGCGCCGATACCACCATCACAAATGCATTTCGAACAAGCCTCACGGCCCGCGAGCGCGCTACCGGATCAAATATGGGCTATGCAGATAGTTTGGAGGTATTTTCGATTTATGGCCAATCCTCAAGCTCTGCTGATGGACAGTCCCAAGAACTTTCCCGGATCCTGATCAACTTTCCCGTAGACACGATATCGTCGGATCGATCGGCCGGAGTCATTCCCGTATCTGGAAGCGTATCCTTTTACCTTAAAATGTATAATGCCGAGACCCCCTTCACGTTACCACAGAATTTTAATCTAGTGGTTGCCCCCGTTTCCCGATCTTGGTCGGAGGGTACCGGGCTTGATATGGATGATTATAAAGATTTGGGGGTAGCTAACTGGGTATCGGGAAGTCAGGGTATCCCATGGAGCACTGAGGTAGCCGGCGGCTCTGGGGGCACTTACCTCACAGGCTCTAATTATAATATTTCATTTCCTTTGGGCTATGAAGATCTGGAATTAAACGTTAGTGACCTTATAGAGAAGTGGATATCTGGAGCAGATGCCGCTTATAGTAATAATTTTGGGCTCGGAGTTCGATTGACAGCCAGTCAAGAGGCCTATTATTCTAGTTCTACTGGGGTGAATAATGGAAGTCTTATCCAAAATACTCAAGGCGCTCGACAGTCCTACTACACAAAGAAATTTTTCTCACGCTCAACAGAGTTCTTCTTCAAGCGTCCAATAATTGAGGCTCGATGGGACTCTAGGGTTCAAGATGATAGAGAGAATGTCTATTATTCTAGTTCACTCGCCCCGGCTGCCGACAATCTTAATACTTTTTATCTGTATAATTATGTACGAGGGCGTCTTGTTAACATCCCGGCGATTGGAAACTCCAACATAGAGGTATCTTTTTATTCTAGTTCGAATGGCGTGATCTCCGGGAGTAAAATTAATTTGGCCCTCGGCGGCGGTGTCATTGCCAGTCTAGATACAAATGCTACAGGCGGACATGTAAGTACCGGAATTTATTCGTGCTCCGTCGCTTTAACGGCTGCGGCAACACCGTTGTTGGCTATTCATGATGTATGGCATAGCGGCGGAGTGGAGTACTATACCGGCTCCTTTTATCCGGAATTGATGCCAACCTATGACTCAGCGCCGACGTTTAATAGAGTAACAGCATGTAGAAATCTTAAAAAATCTTATTCACGAGACGATAAGGCTCGTTTTAGATTTTTCGTGCGGAGTAGGGACTGGAGTCCGACTCTTTATACTGTAGCCACCGCGAATAACCCCACAGATATCATAGAGAGTGCTTCATTCTCGATCCGCCGTGTTATAGATAATTACGCTGCGATACCGTATGGTACCGGGTCAGATTTCAGCACATATCTTTCATACGACAAACAAGGAAACTATTTTGATTTAGAACTGTCGTTGTTGGAATCCGGCTACATGTATGAAATAAATTTATCTTACTATAATGATAGCATAGGAGACTGGCAGGAACAGCCGCAAACATTTAAATTTAGAGTTGAATGATAATTAAATTATGAGTTTCAAAACTTTATTCGATAAAGCCGCGCAAGCGAGCCCATTAGCCAACCAATCAGCAGCCGACATTGGCAACGAAGTTGAATCTTACCACTATCATGAGCAAGATATTCTTCATGAAAAAAGATTTATACCAAATGTGGATTTTACGGATCCCTCTACCTTTGCTGCATACGGATCCGCCGAAGAATATTATGTGCAGTCGATTGAAAGAGTTTATGAAACCTACCCATACGATGGCTCGCTTAAAGAGAGGCTTATATGGGAAAATGATTCAACATATTTAGATCTCTATTTGCTCGATAATTTATATCCGCGTCGAAACGGCTATATTCTCATGTCGGCCGAAGGGGTATCGTTTAAAACAATCTCTACCGATGGTTATGGCGAGCCTACAAATCCTGAGTATATCTCTTTTAAAGGCGGTCCTCATCCCCACCCGGACGGCATGACCCCATATGCTGCGCAGTTTACCGGGTCAAACTACTATAATGCTGACAATAATCGTCAAAGCAACCTGAAACTTAATTTCTCAACCGATGGCGCAACAGTT